TGTCTATTGGTTTCCTAGAATAGATAACCCAAGACAGTTGCTCTGGGCTATTCAAGTTGATAGGTGTATCGCCCATAATTTTTTGGACATGCTCCTGCAAATCATTCTTGAGTTTTTGTTGCTCTTCCTCAAACTCTTTACGAACATTATCCAATACAGACAAATCAACCATGAAACCACGCCGATAAATTTTAGCAAGGCAGACAGCTACCTGATTCGTAAGGTCTACTGTCGGCATCAGACTAGCTGAATCCCTAGACATAAGGCGATACATAATTTTATCTGATAGCTGCTGCGTTGCTTTTAGGTCAGCAATGAGATACTCTGTGAGTTCAGCGTGTGGTATATCTCTTACACTGTATCCCTTCTTGAAATATTCTTTCAGAGTATCCTGCTTCTTAGTATCGAGGTCATATCTTTCTGCACATGCTTCTAATGATAGTGGCTCTTTTACACCACGCTGTAGAACATACTCGCCAAGCATTGTATCAAAGACAGGACCATCATATTTAAAGCCAGACTCCCAAAGCCAAAGCAAATCGTGCGCTGCATTGTGCATGATAAGAACAGTAGCATCGTCCAGATATTTCTGGATAATACTACTAGCCATTGGGGTAGGCTCTACCTCACTGTGGTCAAGTGTCACAACCTCACACTTGCCAGTGTCAGTGAGTAACCCAACCATGACCAAAGAGTTATCTTTCTCAAACGGATCAAGGTGGAGTTTACCACCCCTCTCAGTCACTGTGTTTTCGACATCAAGGGTAAGTTTCATTATACTACATATCTCCCAGTTAACGGTTCAATATTACATACTACTTTACCGTGCCAGCCTGTCAACTTATTCTTGGCAATGTTCCAATGCCTCTGATTATCTTGTTGCTGTTGCCCTTCAACATGAGCAGCCATACCAATCAGAACCATCAAGTCAGCCTCTGCAGCCTTACCAGTCTTAGAACCTTCAAGCATACTTTGGTTTGGCGTTGTCTTGCCCTCTGCTTCTGCAGATAGTTGTGACATATAAAACACGGCGCAGTCATACTGCTTGCCAATCTCCCTAGCATAAATTGTATTCGCTTTCAATGCTTCATCCTGTCTTGCATGTCCTGACATAGTAGCAAATTTATCACCCATGTCAAGCACTAAAATATCTGGACGATAACTTTTTGCCACACTCTCTACCCATGACATGTTCTTACCAGACGAATCATACAACCAAATATTATCACGAACAGGGGCGTAAAGTTGCTCTGCCCTCTCCCAATTCTTGGGTATCTCTTGCATCGTCATTCCTGTTGCTGCAGTTAAATATCTCTCAGCAACACGACCAGCCTTCTCTTCATTACAAAGGATAACACACCTCGCACCCTGATGTGCGAAACCACCTGGCCCAGCAATCATGCTGGCATGGAATGAAGTCTTACCTGTATTTGGTCTAGCCCCTACTAGAATAAGATGTCCAGAGTTTACGCCAGGAACTTCACGGGCAAGGGTTGATAGGTTGAAACCCCACTTGCTTTGGTCTTGGTTATTCTTAATCAAGGAATCAATATCTATAGGTTCCCAATCAAGATTTAAGTTAGGAGTAAAGTCATCATTGTATCTTGTTAAAAGGTCTCTCAAAGGCTCCAGAGTGGACTGATCCCCATTCACATAATCAAACCCCAACTCAGCAATTTCTGCCCCCACAGACTGCTGAAACAGCCGTGAAAGCACATCCGATGCTACATCAGTCCCTATCTGTTTCTCGCTGTTAATCTGATGAAACAACGCAAGGTATGCTTGCTTCTGTGCTGTAGTAAGTGTGGGGTTACTAGCAATAAAGGATGCCTCTACTTCTTTTGGGTTAACTGACCTGCGATATTGCTGCATCATTTGGTCAATGTGTCTCTTTACTTTTTGCACATCCTTGCTAAATAGTTTGTCTGGACATTTATCACCGCGATGCTCATCGTAGAAGTCCTTGTCCATCAAACTTCTAATTAGTCCTAGTTCCATTTATGTCTCCTATATAAGCTGTAACTGTTCGGGGTTTTTATATATGTTATCTACATCCTTATGCAAAACATCCTCAAACTCAATGTCACAAAAATTACCACAGTCTGGGGTTATAGCTTTCTGCTTACGCCCCTCATCTGGATTAAGTTCGTCAAGAAAAACACCACGCAAACAAGAGTTACCAACTTCTCTTTCTGCCTTTGCCATGCGATCAAAGAACTCAGGAAAGTCAATTCGTATTTTATTCCAGTAACCCTTGCCCCCTTTAACACAGCCAATGCAGTTATTATTTCCATAACCCAACTCATACATCTTTGGGCGTTGAATACCCTGCTGCTCAAGATAATACAAACACTCAGGCTTTGTCATTTTCTTTTCAATAAGGGGGAATAATGGCTTTGCTGCAGGATACTGCTCTTTGAATCTGATGGCTCGATTAATTTCTTTCTTTGAATACTCAAAACCAAAGACCTGACCATCGTAATCTGTAGATGATTCTATCTTCTGCCTAACTCTTTTCTTTAAAACAAGTGTGCATCTTGCACCACCTGGCCCATTCACATATTTGTCTTTCAAGATGACATCAAACTGATTATTATATTTTTCTGCCTTGGTCACCAAGATTTCTTTACCATACCAATCTTCGCACTCTTTAATAAACCTGTTATTATCTTCGTGCGCCGAATCAATATGAAAATATATTGGTTGGACATTATCTTTACCGTATTTATCCATTGCTAGTTTTGTTGCTACGGCACTTGTAACTCCTGCTGACCACCAAGCAATAATCATTTTATGTCTCCTAACTTCTTCATATCACAAACATTACGATACTTAATATCGTCTTCCAATCTCAAGACCTTGACTGTCTTTGCTACCGACCTCAAGTCCTTTGCATATTCCATTGTCTTTACTAGCGCATCGGGGTCTAGCGCAACAACAACTGTTGAGAACTGTGCGAGATACTGCTTATGCTCTTCGAGCAAACTTGTGCCAAGCAATGCAACCCCGACTAAATTATTTACACCACCTACCACGGCAGCACTCACACAGTCCTCAACCACAACAGCGACAGTTCCTTGTCCAAAGGTATAGGGGAGACTGGATGACCCATACCTTTTCCACTTAGGCTGCCGCTTTGTCAACGCACGACCTGTTGCGTCAACAATCTTCCCACCATGGACGATAGGGAAGACAATCCTATTTTCTTTGACATCATACATAGCACCAATATCTTGCAATGTCAAGTCGTAACTGTCAGCAAAGCGCATTAAATCTACACGATTGCCATGGGGGACAATACAATCTGGAAGCACAAAAGTTTTTTCTTTTGCTGCTACCTTATTCATATTGCGTATATCCTGGGCAGTCAATCCTATACGCCTGTTACCTTTAGCGTTACATGATGCCTTGTAACAATTCCATTTAATATTACCCAGTTCATTTGTAATTGTAAAAGTATTATACCCTTTACAAAAGGGGCAGTTCATTCTTTTACTTTCACCAGCATCAATATGTATATCATTTAATATATTATACATATATAATACTCCTTTTTGTTCGGCATCTCATGTTCATTTACCATGATTCCATCGTTTTGTCAAGGCATAATTTGCACTATCGTATGTATGTTTCATGTATGGCTTCACACTTTGTGGGTTAGCATGTCCAGTGACCGACATAATTTGTCCAATACCGACACCAGCTTGCACCATCTCTGTTGTTCCTGTCCTACGAAGGTCAGACAACCTCAAGTCTTCTGGTAATTGTGCAGCCTTCATAATCTTCTTTGCATGTAGAGGCAGTTTGTATATAGTATATGGTTCATATTTCCCATTCAATGGGTAGGGACGAGGCGCAACATAGGGCTGAAAACCAAAGTCCTGCTGCTGTTCTTTCAGCATGCCAAAGAGTTCATCTGATATAGGCAGAGAAACTTCAGCCCTACGCTTTGATTGCTCTATGTCAACCTTCTGCTTATCGAAGTTTATGTTATCCCATGTCAACAACCTCATGTCCCCAA